ATAGGTCGGAAGGGAAGTCGGAGAGTTCTTGGAACATCATGTTCGTCTGTGTCAAGGCCATAGCCCAATCGAGGTTCGCGAACATAACGATAGATTCTCCACCAACTTGAGGAGAAAGGGAAGCACCGGAGCGACAGTTAGGTAGTGGATAATTGAGGAAAGCCTCATCTCCATTCATACCTTCTGTACATTGCTTGATCTTAAAGCCATTTGCATCTTGCGACGCTAGGCATTGCATGTACGGCAAGTCATTGTAAAACTTGATAGATGTATCATTTTTGTGGTCCCGGAAGAAACCGGAACCATCTTCGGTGAATGATACCCAACATGCGTCCGTTACAGTAGGAGTTGTGGAAGGACCAGTATACAATACCTCTGAATAAACAGCAGGCAAGTTACTGTTGAAGTCTAGGGTAGGGCGTGATGAGGGGTGAGTCCATCTTCCGTCGGAAAAGTGCCAACTGGGCGGAAAATTGGATTTACGGCTAAGATCTGAATAGAATAAATCGTAGAATTTCGGGTTAGTGATTGTACGTCCGGGAAATTGTGCGTTTGAAGGACCAGCTTGCTTTCCAACACCAGCGTGCTGTACATTACCATAAATGGTCGACAGAACTGTAGCTGGGAGAACCATAAGGCTCTGGATAGAAGCGAAAGCCTCTGTAACTGAATGTTTGATGAGGGGAGCATAACTTGACCAGCTTAGGGGTTGGGAGGTTAGAACACTAGTAAGAGGTTTTGGTTGATCGTAGATGTATTGCCCTCGCGACTCAACAATCATCTGAATGGTGGAAATTTCAGGTGACTGTGTGACCAATTTTCCAGCAACGAAGAACACAATGTATCCTCCGAATGTGGTTCGGTCGTTCGTGTCATACGGCTTCATATAGTGGAAGGCATATTCTCGTTGATCAGTGGATGAGATGTGATTCCAAATCGTATTTTTGGGGTCGAGGTCGGTGTTTGCATAGGCGGTTAAAACGTCCAGTGGTAGATTTCCGATTTCTTGTTCCGTAAACGATGGAGGCAGAATCGCGACTCGAATACTGCCACCGTAGAAGGCCGTTGCGAGGAGTCGAAAGCGCAGCATAAGAATGCCGCACCATGTGTTGAAGAGTTGGCTGATGTGAGCTGTCACGTAGTTGCATTTCTCCGGGTGGTTGGGGATGATCGCGAAGACCGTCCCTGGGGGCATTTCTGTGGAAACAGTGTATGCGGCTTTGTAAATCCAGTCCTTTTCTGAGAGGACGGGAAGGGTGATCGCACTGGTGGTTTGTGCGATTTGTGCGGGTTGGTCCCGAGTGGAACCAGCTGGAATAGGAGCTGGGGCGTTGTCGATGCCCTGCTCTCCATCAGCGGAGATTGTCGATCCGAGACCTGACATCTTGTACCCTGTAGCCACAAATAATACTGTTCACGAAGAAAGTTAACGTATAAATCGTTCATGCCTTGTCGTGGTAAACTCACAATGCTGAAAGTCGCGAGACTAGTAAGCATAACCAATCCTGTAGAATTGTTCGTCCCAGTGCTCGAACATAGGGCTAATATCTGTTCCACGGAGTGATTGCCTGATTTCGTTGACAAAAGCGCTGTACTCAAGCGGCCCATGACAGGCTACTTCGAGCATTGCTGCTTGTACAAGCTCTTCATGTTCTCGTTTTCCTTGGAGTGTGCGCCATTGGCCACTGAACTCGTACGAGGGTTTACTGTTGACCCAAGTAAGGCTCTTGACGATTGATGTTTTGTCGAGAGCTCCAACGAAGAACGATCCGAGCTTTTGTGTCGAACGTTTCAGGAATTCACAATCCAGTACTGGGATATGATTCGGTTGCTCACCACCGGCTTTAGCAGCATCGGTTACGGTGAATCCGTACATCGCAGCAACAACCCTGAACGAATTGAAGTGGAAATACGAAATGGCGTCACGTCGGACAGCGCACACGTTGTCGTCGCCGTAAACGGCAAGTTTAACGTCCCGCGTGAACTGCGTGAAGCCACTCTGAAATCCATGGTTGTGCATGATTCGCCGGTAAACTAGGTAGAAAAGCATCCAGTTGACCAGCGAATTTTCAATCGCGGTTCCGGGGAATCCGGAAGTCATGCCGTGTGCGAATTTGTAAACGCGATCTTTTGCGATGACGAGTGATCCTTCAACTGACTTGTGTAGTGTTGTGCGAAGTGTATCGTGTGATTCTTCCCAATCGGGGTCCAAGTGTTTGTAGAGGATGTTGTAGATGCGTGGTAGTGCTTCAAGGAATTGGCGGGGGACACAACCGTCCCAATTTGCCATATCCGATGCGAAACCTACATCTGACACCGCTAGCATGTCACAGAACATCGTGTGCCATTCCAGTCCCCTGGCATTTATGCCAATCTTGGGTGGAATTTCTTCGAAGATCTCCGTGAGTCGGAACATTGCTGCTCCGAATGCTCGGCGGTATGCGAGGTAGTACGCAAAGGTGCCGCTGAAGAACATACGGGTCTTAACCTTTTCGGGTTCGTAGATTTTCTTCAGTTTGACTGCTTCGTCTTTCAAGTATGCAACCCACGGTTGGTGGACGTGCACACCTTCTTTTCCTCGCGTGATGAGGACGTTGACGTCTGAGCAGATCTCTTGGGCATCCTTCTCTTTCTTGAAGTACCATTGGAGATTGTTGGGGTTTTGTTCGAGGTAGTGTCCTTTGGATGCGCGTGATGTGTTGAGTTGTGCGTATGGGAATCCAACAGATCCCGACCGATCAACAGGCTTAGCGCCTGGATATTCGGCTACGGGAGGAGTGTTGATCGCTTCCGTGGTGGTAAAAAGACGGAGCGTCTTGTTCTTCGACATGAGTTTCGTCACCAAGTACTGTGCAATGTCCTCCACAGCAACGGTAATCTCTTCGGGATCAATGTCCGGATCAGATCCGGCATAGCGCATAAGCGCTTCTTCGAAGAGGTCACGTCCTGCGGGCGAGCGTGGATCCTTAAAGGAAATGATGCTCGGTTCCGTTTGCATGTCCTTAAGGTAGAACGAGTCACGCCACTCGAAGCCTGTGCGATACTTCGTTGTGGAGCGGGGTACGTGGACGCGTACTGTCGAATATCCTACGTGTCGAAATTGTGGGTGTGTTCCGTCGTCTTCGTCTGAGTAGTCTTGACTGTAATGAATGTGAGGGTGTCGAATTGTTTTCGATTGTGCACCGGTTCCATCCTTACTCTCTGGGACTGTGAGGAGTTCCGAAACGTATTCGGACGTGATCATTGCTCCGATAGATTTGGAGCCAGAGCCACGGATATGAATACCCGCGAGCTTCTTTTGCATTTGTGGTGCCACGAGAATGACGGGCGACCCACAATCTCCTTCACGAGACACTCCGCTCGTGCCTAATTGTCCCATTTTCTGGACGTAATCGAGGCG